CCTATGTGCAGTGGGCAGCCCTGCCCGCTGCCGAAAAGGCAAAGCACTGGACGCTGAAACGCGGCTGGAAGCTGGTGCAGGGCGCGGTGCGCACCCTGACCGCCGAAGAGTATGCCCACCTCGAAAAAACGCACCTGTGCTGCACCGTGTCGGCCATCTCGGACAACCGGGAACCGCTGCTGCCGCACTGGCATGTGGAAGGGAGCTGAGACCATGAGCGCACCGGTCTTTGATTTTAAGATCACCTTCCGGCCCGGCCTGCAGGCCGACCTGGATGCAGGCTTTGCAAAAGTGCAGTATGCCTTTTCCCAGCATGTAGCCAAAACGGTTGACCCGTATGTGCCCTTTGACACCGGCATGCTGAAGAACAGCGTCAATCAGGCGTCGAAGTTCGACGAGGGCTTGCTAGTGTATAACACACCCTACGCCCGCAAGCAGTATTATCTGCATGAACAGGGCGCAGGCCTGCACGGCGACAACCGCCTGCGCGGCTCCTACTGGGGCCAGCGTGCCATTGCTGACCACAAGGACGAACTGGAAAAGTTCGCCCACAACGCCGCAAAACAGTTCCTCGGAGGTGAAAAATGAGCGAAGTACGACCCACCATTGCCGCGTTGCGGGCGTGGCTCAAGACCTGCCCGCTCATCGCGGAGGAGCAGGAGGCTACCGGCGCGGCCTTCCGTATCGCGGGGCTGGATGAGGACGCCACCGCCTTTTCCATCGAGGACAGCCCCGGTGACCCGGTGATCACCAAGTATTTCTCCGGCCGGGACATGGCAAAGAACTACCTCTTTTTGTCCCGCCGGGAGTACGGCGAGGCAGACGTGCTCACCGTGCAGAACAGCGGCTTTTTTGAGCAGCTCACCGACTGGGTGATGGCGCAAAACGACTGCCACCATCTCCCCGCGATGGAAGCGCCCCGCCAGCCCCTCGGCGTGTCCGTCACCTCCACCGGCTACATCGTCACCAGCAGCGCGGGCAGCTGCCGGATGCAGATGCAGCTGCGCCTGACCTATTATCAGCCCAAATGAAAGGAGTTTTGCTATGACCGTAGCAGAAGCCATTACCAAGTCCGGCATCACGCCCATCGCGTCCTATACCGGCATTGAGACGGCAGATGACTTTGTCTTTGCCATCCAGACCGAGAGCGCCAAGCAGACCAAGGAAAACGCCTGGATCGTCTGCGCCGACCACGTCAAGGAGCACAGCGGTGCGCTGAACGCCTCCACCAACTCCGACACCTTCATCCGCACCGGCCCCACCGACACCAAGAGCGCCACCCAGCGCACCCTGTCGGTCAACGGCAACCGCTGCGTCGGCGATGCGTTCCAGGATTTCCTGCTCTCCCACAAGATCAAGTACGGCACCGGCAGCGATGTCGTTGTGCCGTACATCTATTTCAGCCTGCGCACCGGCAAGGGCGAGAAGGGCACCTGCACCCTGATCGTGACCAGCGACGTGGGCGGCTCCGCCGGTTCTCCGGCCACCTTTGCCTGCGACGTCAAGGGCATTGGCATCCCGGACGAGTTCGACTATACCTCCGCCGCTGGCTGATTTCCCCCGCAGCTTTCCCCGTTCCGCCCGGAGCGGGGATTTTTTATGCCGTGAAACAGGTTTCTCCGGGGCAGCACCGGAGCACGGCCCAACGAAAGGAGCCAGAATATGGTTATTTGTGGACAGACATTTGATTTTTCGCCGCTGAACGCCAACGACATTGAGCGGCTGGAAACGGCCAACGAAAAGATGCAGCGTGCCGGAGAATCCGAGCTTGAGCAGTTCCGGCGCGGCGGGGTGCGCATCTGCGACCATATGCGTGCACAGGCGCGTCTCGTCATGAACTGCCTTGACGAGGTGCTGGGTGCCGGTGCGTCCGACCGTCTGGGCCTGGACGAGAACGACACCGCGCCCATTTACGACGCGATGAACGAGCTGTTTGCCGCCATGGACGCCGAGCAGAAGCGCTACTCCGACCGCATCCCCAAGCCTCAGCAGCCCATGAACCGGGAGCAGCGCCGGGCGCAGAAGAAAGCACAGCAGCGCACCCAGACGGCGGGCCGCATCGTCAACAGCCAGCCTGTGAGCTTCCCGCAGCCCGCTGCCGCCCGGATGGTGGAACGGGTGGACAAGGCACGTCACGGGAACCCCGCAGACGCCGCGCTCAAGCTGGCAGACGCCCGTGCTGCCGTGGACGCCCTGAAGGACGACCCGGTGGCCATGCAGCAGCTGGCCGACTGCGCCCTGAAGATCGCAGCGGAGCGCCATGTCTGACCTGCTGACGGACGCCCTGCCCACCGTATGGCACGGCAGGCGCATTGACCCGGACTTCCGGCACATGGTGCGGCTGTCCGCTGCCTACAGCCACGGAGAGGTCGAGGCTGACCCGGTGGCCTTTGCCCTGCAGCTGTGTGGGCAGTTCTACACCGAGCGTTTTTCGCCCTCCGACCTGCAGGAAAAATACAGCTGGCTCATCGAGTTTTACTGCGCCGGAGAACAGGCCGCAGAGCCAGCAGCGGCAAAGCCTGCCAGCGGCCACGACACCGGCCCGGCGTTCGACTACCGGTGTGACGCGCCCTACATCGTGGCAGCGTTCCAGCAGGCCTACGGCATCGACCTGACCCGCGAGAAGCTGCACTGGTTCCGGTTCCGGGCGCTGTTTGCCGCCCTGCCGGAAGATACCCTCATGGCCAAGATCATGGGCTGGCGCAGCGCCGACCTTGCCGATTACGAGGGCAGTATGCGGGAGCATTACGCCGCGCTGAAAGAGCGCTTTGCCCTGCCTGCATCTTTGAGAGGAGGTGCCGCCGTTGCCCAGACCGTTGCCGAACACGATGCGGCATTCCTGGCCCGCTTCCGGCACTGAGCGGGTGCCGGTGCCCTGCCCCTACTGCGGCAGGCCCCTGCCCGTGTGGGCGGTGCGCACGGCCACGGCATCCGGCGTGTGGGTCAAATGCAAAAATCCCTCCTGCAAACGGGAGGTAGAGATCAAACTGTAAAGCCTGTGCCCTTGTGCCCGCGCTCTGAATGAGAGGTGGACACATGGCAGATTTCAGCATCACCGGCGAAGTAAGGCTCAACAGCGACCCGGCGGAAAAGAGCACCAGCAAGTGGACCGTTGCCGCCGGAAACATGATCGCGGACTTTGCAAAAAAGGCCGCATCGGAACTGGGCAAGGTGGTCCAGAGCGGCGTGGACTACAACGCCAGCATGGAAAGCTACCTGACCAACTTCAAGGTCATGCTGGGCAACGAGGAACTGGCCGCCGCAAAACTTTCCGAGATCCGCAAAATGGCGGCGTCCACGCCTTTCTCGCTGGACGACCTGACAAGCGGCACCCAGACCCTGCTGCAGTTCGGCATTGCGGCAGACGACACCACCGGCGTGCTGCAGCGGCTGGGCGATATCTCCCTGGGCAACGCCGAAAAGCTGCAGACCCTGACCCGCGCCTACGGCAAAATGTCCAGTGCCCACAAGGTCACGTTGGAAAACGTCAACATGATGATCGACGCGGGCTTTAATCCGCTGAACCAGATTTGCGACGCCACCGGCGAGAGCATGTCCGACCTGTACAAGCGCATCTCGGACGGCAAGGTGAGCTTCAGCGAGCTGCAGGCCGCCGTGGAAGCCGCCACCAGCGAGGGCGGGCAGTTTTACAACGGCATGCTGGAAGCCAGCCAGACCTTCAGCGGCCGCATGTCCACCCTGAAGGACAACGTGGCCGCCCTGACCGGTGAGCTGACCAGCGGCCTGTTCTCGGCGCTGGGTGACCTTGTAGTGAAGCTCAACGAGGTGGTCACCTCCTTCCTCGATAGCGACGAGAAGATGGCCCAGCTCAAGGACACCATCGGCATTGCCACGTCCGCGGTCGCTGCTGCGGGTGCGGCATTCTTGGCGTATAAGGGATATGTGGCCCTTGCCACAGCGGCCCAGGTGGCCCACACCGTTGCCACCACAGCAATGACCGCCGCCAATGCGGCAGCGGAAGCCGGAGCCACAGGGCTGGCACTGGCCCAGGCGGCCCTGAATGCGGTGATCTCGGCCAATCCGGTGGGCCTTTTCGTGGCAGCTCTGGCAGCCCTGGCAACGGGCCTTGTGACGGCTTATAAGACCAGCGAGACCTTCCGAAATGCGGTCAACTCCGCATTTGCGTCTGTGAAAAAGATCGCACAGAACGCCATCGGCACGGTGGTGGACTGGATCAACGAGCTGGTGGCAAGGATCCGAGGGGCCGCCGCTGCTCTGGCAAACCTGAAGAACGGCGTAGGTGCAGCAAAGGAAGCCTACAATACTGCCTATAGCAGCTCCATCGACGCTTACAACCGCTCCAAGCTGGACAAGGCCGCCCAGGAACGTGGAAAGCGCCATCAGGAGCGCATCCAGCAGGCCAAAGAGGAGGCCGCAGCGGCCAAGGCAGCAGCCGCCACTGTCACCAAGTCCGCCGGTTCTGCCGCCGCTGCCGTGAACACCTCCGGCAAAAAGGCGGCGTCCAGTGCTAAGAAGGCCACCGCCGAGGTGGTCAAGTCCATCTCGGACAGCACGACCGAGATCGACGGCAAGATCACCCGCACCACCGAAAACATCACCGAGACTTTGTCCAACGGCAGGACCCAGCAAAAACAGGTCATCACCGAGACGTCCCGCCAGATGGTGGGCGGCGTGCTCAAGGACATCAAGACCATCACCGAGGTGGACGAAAAGGGCAAAAAGACCGTCAAGCAGACCATGGAGACGGTGCGGGAGGTGGCAAAGACCGTCACGGCCACCACCTCCAGCGTCGTGGACGGCATCCAGACCAGCACCAAGACGGTGACCGAGACCCTGACCGACGGCACCGAGACCCAGAAAAAGGTCGTCACCGAGACCTACGACGATGTGGTGGATGGTGCCCTCGTCACCGTGGAGCGGGTCAAGACCATCGCCGCCGACGGCACCGAAGAGGTGGCCGAGACCATCAAAGAGTCATCCATCAAGAGCTTCGACGACCTGTGGAAGGAGCTGCAGACCCACGCCAACACCGGCCTGCTGGGCACCTTTGATGACCTGTATACCGCCGTCAAGAACAAGGACTGGAAGTCCATCGGCCTGTGGGCGGCAAACGCCATCTACGGCGGCCTGACCGCCGACCAGAAGAAGCAGGTCAACGACTTTGCCCTCGGTCTGGTGGACAAGCTCAACGAGGCACTGGGCAACGCCCAGACGGCCCTTGTACAGAAGGGCATCGACATCGGCGGCCAGATCTGCAATGGGTTGACCAGCGGCTTTGGCGAGGTCTGGACGCAGGCCAAGACCCTCGGCACCCAGCTCACAGGCATCTTTAAGGGACTGAAAGCCCCCTTGAGCAGCGCCGCGCTGGCCATCAGTCAGGGCCTGTCCGGCGGGCTGCTGTCCAGTTTCCCCGCCATCTATGCAGGTGTGGGCACCATGGTGGGCACCATCGGCGCGGCCTTTGAGGGCATGATGACGGCCATCGCCTCCGCCCTGAATGCAACGGTTTTCGGCATCCCCATGGGCGTGATCGTGGCGGGCGCTGCCGTGGCGCTGGGCGTGGCCATCGCGGCCATCTGCGCAAGCCTCGGTGCCTCCAAAAAGAGCCCGCCCAGCACCGGCGGGGGCAGCGCTTCCGGCGGGTCTGGTTCCGGCGGCATCAGCGGAGATATCGACATCTCCACCGGCACCGGCAGCCTGGAGGACGCCATCAACGCCAACACCAAGGCGCTGGAAAAGACCAACGCCGCCCTTGCCGACATGATCCGGCAGGCGGGCAGTCTGGTGCTGTCGGACAATATGCGGTTGGGCAGCACTGTGGCCGCCTCCGGCACCGCGCAGGTGGCCGCAGCCGCCAACAGCTACCACCGCGAGGGTGACACCAACATCACCCAGAACATCTACAGCAAGGCCCAGACGGCGGCTGACCTCCAGCGGGAAGCCCGCTGGGAAGCCGACCGCGCCAAGGCCCAGCGCCGATGAAAGGAGGACGCCAATGCTTTTTAAGGATCACTTAAAACTGGTCACAGACGCCGGTGCCGTCCTGCATCTGGGCTGGGACTACAACGCGCCCTACAACCTCGACCCGCTGAACGGCGTGGATGTGGACATCCAGACCGCGCAGGGCATCAACCAGACCGGCACCACCGTCGAGCGGCAGAGCGTGGCAGGCGTGTCCCGTACTCTGTCGGTGGTGTTCTGGGGCGGCCATGCCCTCGACAATGCCCGCAATTTTGCCCGCAAACTGCCCTACTACACCACCGGCACGATGTACTTCGGGGACGCATACTTCACCCGCTTTGTGGTGCAGAAAACGCCATACTTTTCCAGCTACACCGAGCCGCGCTGTGAGCTGATGCTGTACAGCCCCAAACCCTACTGGTACGGCCTGACTGCAACAGCCCGCGTGCTGGGCGGCTACCAGCCCGCGTTCAGCTTCCCGGTCTGCTACGACAGTCACACCTACGGCATCCGGCAGGACGGCGAGGCGGCGGTGCTGCGCAACCCCGGCAGCCTGCCGGTGCCCTTTACGGCAACCCTGCGCAGCACCATGCCGGTGGAGCACCCGCGCGTGGTAGACCTGCGCACCGGGGCCTTTATCGGCTTTGACCTGACCTTACAGGATGGCGACCGGCTGGAGATCTACCGCAGCACCACCGACCGGCTGGCCTGCACCCTGACCCGGGAGGGCGTGACCAGCAACATCTTTGCCAAGCTGGACGAGGACAGCACCCTGACCGAGCTGCAGCCCGGAGACAACGTGCTGTCCATGCAGGCCGACAGCGGCGCGGCCTACTTGCAGGCATCCGTGAGCTTTTACCCGATGGAGGCGGGCATCCTGCCCGAACCGCTATGAGACTGGACGTTTTAGACTCCGACACCCTGGTCCGTGTGGGCTGGGTGGACGTGTGGG